GGTAAAGTGGTAAACATGCCACAAGAAGAATGTAACTGGTCAACACAAGATTGTGCTGCAGCTGGTTTACATTTTACTTCTGACCAGATACACTATGTAGGATGTGGTGATCAGTCTGTTCTTGTTCTCATCAACCCTATGAAAGTGGTTGGTATTGGTGCACACAAAGGTAGATGCTATGAGTATTTACCAATTATGACTGTACCGAGAGAAGAAGCAACAACTATTCTTCATGATAATCAATTTGATACTCTTCAGTTAGATGAAGTGTATGCTGTACGTGAACTTGATGACTTACAAAATAAGGTGAAAGAAGGTTTTGCTAAGGAATCTAATAAGTATGAGTTTAGCTTGCCAAATATATCTTCTATAGATGTACGTAACATTGTTGGAAGCCTTGAAGAAATGAAGGCTGAAATTACTGCAAGAGTACGCATGGTAGACTAATAAATTAGGGGATAACATTTATTTGAATTATATTTGTTATCCCTTTAATTTTAAAATTATGGCAAAAAAACCAATAAAACCTAGAGTTGCTAGGACTAGAAATGCTGGAACAATGACAGAATCAATGTTCTGGTCTATGATCAGAAGTGCATTAAGACAGAAAAGTAGATGGTGGAAACCAATTGCTGAATGTAAGAAGTTAGCAAGAAGAGCTTATAAAGGAAAGAACAAAAGACAGAAGTGGGAATATCTATGCAATAAATGTAAAAAGTGGTATAAAAGTGATCAAGTTAATGTTGATCATATTGAACCTGCAGGCAGTTTAAATTGCTCAAACGATCTTCCAACCTTTGTAGACACTTTATTTTGTGAACAAGATAACTTACAGGTTCTTTGTAAAACATGTCATGATCAAAAAACACAATTAGAAAAACAATTAAAACAATTTAAGAAATGAAACATTTTATGAATAATGCTATTGAATATTTTAAAACACCTGAATATTATAATAATGGAAAAGATTATGATATTATAGACGTGTGTAAGGATTACGCTCTTTCTTTTAACAGAGGTAATATTGTAAAATATATAACTAGAGCAGGTAATAAAGAAGACGAACTAAAGGATCTACACAAAGCTTTAGATTATTTACAGAGAGAAATTGAGCATGTTAAATCAACAGGGAAGTTATGATAAAGGGAGTTAAAGCAACAACTGTTCAACAGGAGCTTGACATAGTTGTAAGAGAAATTAAGAACTGTCCCACTAAGTATGACAATACAGAAAGACTACTGCTAATAGATGCTGATAGTATTATGTATTTTGCTACACACTTTCCTGAAGAATCTTTAATGGAGTTTCCAACAGAGGAAGAAAGAATAGAAGAAGCTAAGTATAGAACTAGAACTAAGTTAGAAGAAATTCATAATAACATAGAAGAGTTTTACAATATACAAGAGACTTTTACATTTATAGGAGGTCGTGGTAACTTTAGATACAAACTTTATCCTGACTACAAATCAAATCGAAAAGAGAAGAATCCACTGATTCCAATCATTGCAGATTACATGTTAGATGAACTACATGCTATACCTTCTCAAGGAGCAGAAGCTGATGACTATGTATATGATAGTTATGTATTGAGCAAGGGTAATTGTGTTGTAGCAGCCATAGATAAAGATGTGCTCTATAACTGTCCTGATGTACCATTCTATAATTATAGAAGTCACGGAGATACCTTGGGAGAGTTTAAACATATCTCTAAGGAAGAAAGTAGACTAGCTATAGCTTCTCAAGTGGTAATAGGTGATAGTGGTGATGGTGTACCTGGAGCATACAGAGTGGGAAAAGCGTGGTGTAGAGATAACATGCATCTAGGAATGACAGATTATCAATTTACTAAAGCTATATTTAAAGCTTATCTAAAAGCAAGCGGTGGTAACAGTCAGATAGCTAAAGAACAAGCTAGATTAAATTACAGTGTTTTAAAATTATATACACATAAAGAATTAAAAAATGTAAATGAAAACTAAAAAAACAGTAACTAGTATATTTATGGTTCCAACTTTAATGGCACCAAAGAACGCATTGAAAGAAAATGGTTTTGTAAATGCTTATGTAGATGATGTAGACCAAGATTTTAAATACGATAATGTTATTTATATCTTGCTTCTACCTACTGACTTAGCAAAACTTAGAGAGTTCCTTGATGGAGAATATGAACGCACTACATCTATCATTGAGGATTATGATTATGAAGGTGGTTATGTTGTCTTAGTATATAAACTTGATATGAAATGGGAGACAGATTTTGAACTGATCAAACAAGGTAGATATTCTGAAACAACTGATGCGTTTCAAGAAATGTTTCCAAAGATTATAAAGATTAGAAGAAAAGGTTTACACAGAGATGAGATTAGTCTTCAATACAGAGTGTTCAATAAAACAGAGGACATGATAGAGTATTGGGAGGATAAACTAGGTGTAGATTGGGACGACAGTCTTGAAGTGTGGGATGGTTTTGATCAAGGTAAAGAGACCCTTGACATAAATAAAGTAAGAGAAAGTCTCGAATTAACAAAATAAAAATTATGGATGCAAAAAAATTAATGAATGAAAACCCTCTTACAAAAAGTAAATTAAAGGAGTGGTTTCTAGAAAAACTTTTGGCTTCAGCAAATGAATTCAAAGAAGATGACTCTTTCAAAGAGTTCATGATTAAATCTGGTATTACAGATGATCAAATAACAACAATATTTGAAGAGGGAGGTAGAGCCAGTTTAAATATGTTTGATGAGAATAATGTAATAGTGAACATAACACATGACTGGAAGACAAAGAAATTTTCTTATCATATAAATGATGAAAAAAAGACTGGTAAATACTCTTCAAGAAAAGCAGCAGAACTAGATGCAATGACTAAAGCTGTAATTACACTTGAATCAAAATTAACTGAAAACAAGGAGGTAGATGACAACCAAGAGAATTAAACAGTTGGTAGAAGACTACTTTAATGTAGACTTATCAGAGAAAACTAGAAAGAGAAACATAGTTCACATCAGATTTTTATATTATAACTTAGCTTATAACCACGCATCAGATGGTATGAGTTTAACTGCTGTAGGTAATACTATTGGTGGTTTTGATCATGCTACTGTATTATATGGTCTCAGACAGTACAAGAATTTGTATGAGTTTGATAGAGATTTTAGAAATAGATTTAATCCATTTCTTAATGAAGTGGAAGAAGAACTTAGCAAGGATAGTGTCGAAACTAAAAGAACTATACATAGACAAATAAGAAGGATGAAACAAAGAATCTTTCAAATGGAGAAACAATTAGAAGAAATATCTTAAATTTTACAAAATATTATGAGAACAATTGGAAAAATTATAGTAGATTTGCTGTCCGATAATCACATTTCAGACTCAGAGGCTGAGATGTTAATCACACACCTTTCAGAGAAAAAAGAGTCCTTAGGTATACAGCCTGAGAAGACTTCTAGTCCCTATTGGTATCAAACAATAACATGGTGATGAGAACAGCAAAACAATTTAATCAAACATATGAACTAGTTTGCACAGGAGAAGGACTTATAATAGATGTTCCTTCTGTAGTGCAGTTCTTAAACTTAGCATTCATAGACTTCTTGAAAATAGAAGGATTTGAATATAGAGAAATCTCAACGATTCGTGGACTACCTAGAGTTGATACTAACCTTCCAGACATTATGCCTTATGTAGGTAGAATAATTCAATCAGAGCTGGAAGAAAAGATATCACTCATGTTAAAAATTGAGTTTGAAATCGAAGAAAGGTTAAGATCTATAAACCTAGATAAAAACGGTAAACCTATAACAACATGAACAAAGACATTTTTATGACAAGGGTAAATATTCTCCCTTATGAATATCCACAGTTATTAGACTACAAGGATGCAATCAGACACTCGTATTGGATTGATACAGAGTTTAATTTTACAGAAGACATACAGGACTTCAAGGTTACAATTAGTGACCAAGAACGTGATGTTATCAAGAAGACCATGCTTGCTATTGCACAAATAGAAGTAAATGTAAAAACCTTCTGGGCTGATATGTATAAACGTATGCCTATTACAGAGGTGGGTGATGTAGGAATGACATTTGCTGAATCAGAAGTTAGACATAAAGATGCTTATGCTAGACTGTTAAGAATACTAGGTTTAGAAAAAGAATTTCAGAACGTTATAGAGGTGCCTGCAATAGAAGGTAGACTTAAGTACTTAAAGAAGTACTTAGACGGTACACGCTCTAGAGATAATAAGATGTACACTAAGTCTGTACTATTGTTTTCACTATTTATAGAGCACGTAAGTCTATTTAGTCAGTTCTTAATTATGATGAGCTTTAACAAAGAAAGAAATGTACTGAAAGGTATATCTAACGTTGTTGAGGCCACTAGTAAAGAAGAGGAGATACATGGTAACTTTGGTGCTGAGATTATTAACATCATTAAGAAAGAGAATCCTGATTGGTTTGATGCAGAGTTTGAGAACTTAATCTATTCAGCTTGTAAGAAAGCTTATGTTGCTGAGTGTGGTATACTAGATTGGATCTTTGAGAAAGGAGAACTTAGTTTTCTACCTAAAGAAACAATACAACATTTTATCATGAACAGGTTTAACAACTCTCTAGAAAAGATAGGAATGGATTCTATATTTGATGTAGATAAAGATCTGATATCATCAACTAAGTGGTTTGACATAGAAATTACAGGGACTAAAGAAGGAGACTTCTTCTATAAGAAAAGTGTGGACTACAATAAGAAAAGCAAGAGCATCACTGAAGATGATCTATTCTAAATATAATATAATGATAACAGAGCAAACTAATGGTAACACTCAACTAAACACAGAAAGAGGAAACTTTAATCAAAGAGTTTCTAGATTTAGGATGTTGGGTAAATCCAAGAAAGTCCAATGGGACGGTAAAAGAAGAAACAGAACAATTTAAATAAATCAACATGGAGTACAAAAGATATTACTGGCTTAACAAAGACAGTAGAACATTCTTGTCCAGAGGATATATAGATGAATCCCCTGAACAACGAGTAAGAGACATAGCTAATATTGCTGAAAAGTATTTAGCTATTAAAGACTTTGCATGCAAGTTTGAAGACTACATGGCAAAAGGATACTATTCACTATCAACACCTGTGTGGATTAACTTTGGTAAGCAAAAAGGTTTACCTATCAGTTGCTATGGATCTAATGTAGATGATACACTAGATAGCATACTAAATGCAGGTCGTGAGATAGGTATGATGTCTAAGTATGGAGGAGGTACAAGTGCTTATTTAGGTAACATTAGACCAAGAGGAACTAAAATTAGTACTGGTGGACAAGCTGATGGACCTATTCACTATGCTAGAATGTATGACACTGTAGTAGATGTGTGTAAACAATCTGCTGCTAGACGTGGTGCTTGTGCAGTTTACTTACCAGTAGAGCACGATGACATAGAAGAATTCCTAGATATTGGTACCGAAGGTAACCCTATTCAGAATCTTCAGTATGGTATTACAGTGAGTGATGCATGGTTAAAAAGCATGAAAGCTGGGAGTAAGGAGAAGCGTAAGATATGGGCCAAGATAATTCAAAGACGTAATGAATTTGGATTTCCATATATCATGTTCTCTGACAACTCAAACAAGAATACACCATACGAAGAGCTTGGATATAAAATCACAGCGTCCAACTTATGTAGTGAGATACAACTACCAACAGACAGCTTCAATAGCTTTGTGTGTTGTTTAGGATCTATCAACTTATTACATTGGGACGAGATAAAAGAAACAGATGCTATAGAAACATATGTACTGTTCTTGAATGCTGTAATGAATGAGTTTATTCAAAAAGCAGAACACCTTCCTGGTATGAGAAGAGCTTATAGGTTTGCAAAAGATCACAGAGCTATTGGACTTGGTGTGTTAGGGTATCACTCTTTGTTCCAGTCTAAGCTTGTAGAGTTTGAGTCTTTAGAAGCTAAGCAACTTAATCACCAGATATTCAGTACTATAAAAGAAAGAGCTGAAGAGGCATCTAAGTGGTTACACGATGCTAAAGGATACAAATCAATTAGAGATGGTTATGCTAACACTACACTGATAGCTGTAGCACCAACTAAATCTAGTTCGTTTATACATGGTGCAGTATCTATGGGTATTGAACCAATAAAATCTAATTATTTCATCAAAGATCTTGCTAAGAGTAAGACAGTATATAAGAATCCTTTCTTGGAAGCTGAGCTTGAGAAGTATGATCTTAACAACGATGAAACATGGGAGTCCATTCTTAAAAAAGATGGATCTGTCCAACATTTAAAATTTCCCACTAAGGGAGTATTCAAATCATTTATAGAGATTAGTCCTAAGGAGATAGTACTGCAGGCTGCGCAAAGACAAAAGTTCATTGATCAGTCACAGAGTTTAAACCTTATGATAGATCCTAGTGTATCAGCTAAAGATATTAATCAACTATATCTTTACGCTCATGAAGAGGGTGTTAAAACTCTCTACTATCAGTTCAGTCAAAGTTCAGCACAAGCATTTGCACGTAACATTTTAGAGTGTGCAAGCTGTGAAGGCTAACCAAGTTGATTATAAAAATGTACACTTCTAACAAATTTAGTTTGGTAGTTTGAAATACATTTTATAACTTTGAACTGTGGGGGTACAAAATTTGAATTAAGTATTTCTGTTCTGTTTTTAATTGTGAAAGGGGCCTTGGAGAAATCTAAGGCCTTTTTTTGTTTGTAAAATAGAGTGGAATTTAGTATATTTGTATGTAACAATTAAATAATTAAGAATGGCAAAAAAACAAGAAACAACCGTAGACAAGTTCCAGGAAGCACTGGAAAAATTAAACAAGCAATATGGTAAGGGAACCGTATTAGCATTAGACAGCAAAACAGAAGGTACATATGATGCAATCAGTACAGGATCAATTGGGTTTGATTGGATTACATTAGGTGTAGGAGGTTTTGTAAAGGGTAAAATGTATGAGCTTATGGGCTGGGAAGGTACAGGTAAGTCCACTATATGTGGACATGCTGTAGCTAGCTGTCAAGCTAAAGGAGGAAAGGTAGTATATATAGATGGCGAACATGCTGTTGATAAGAACTACTTTGAAGCACTTGGTGTAGATACATCACAGATGCTAATTGCTCAGCCGTCTTCAGGTGAGGAAGGATTTAACATTGCTGTAGAAATGATGCAGTCAGGTGGAGTGGATTTATTAATCATAGATTCAGATTCATCACTTATTCCTAAATCTGTATTAGATGGTGATGTAGGAGATCATGCAATTGGTAAGAAAGCTAGACTGAACAGTGGCGCTTATCCAAAAATTAAAAGCATTGCTCACAATACAAACACATGTATAATTGTAATCTCGCAGTATCGTGAGAAGATTGGTGTTATGTTTGGTAACCCAACTACAACTCAAGGTGGACATGCTCTTAAGTTTTATTCTGATTGTAGAATAGAAGTGGGTAGGTCACTAGCAAAAGAAGGTCAAGAAGTTTATGGTAACATTACAAGAGTGAAAGCTACTAAAAACAAAATGAGCCCTCCATATCAAAAATCAGAGTTTGAGATTATTTATGGTGTAGGTATTGATAAGGTGGGAGAGACTCTAAAATTACTACATGAGTTTGAATTAGGTCGTAAGTATGGTAAGACATACACTTTTGATGGTATCAAATATGACTTAGAAGAATTTAAGCAAATGATACTAGAGGATGTTAACTTCTTTGGAGATCTTAAAAGTAAACTTATAAACGCTATAACTGGTGTGGAACAAGAAGAAAAAAAAAGTGAGACTGTAAGCTCTATTGAAGTGATAGCGCCTCAAGAACTTACAGCAGACTTATTTGACACACCTGAACTATGAAATGTTTAGTGTGTGGAAAGAACTCAGATTCTGAGTATTGCTTTCAACATAAACCTAGAAAACAATTATCTGTAAACAAAGGATTTAAAAAACCAACATTAGCTCTTAAAAAAAGGGCTAGTGTTGGAAAATCCCAACCAAACACAGATCATATAACATTCAAAGAGATTTGGAAAGAAAGACCTCACAAGTCTGAAGTTAGTGAAACTTATTTAGGTAAAGAAGCACTAAGTTTATATTTTCATCACATACTTCCTAAAAGTAAATATCCACAATTTAGGAATCTTAAAGAAAATATTATACTTTTGACAGCTGATGAACATGCTAATGTAGAATCTGATATCTATAGATATAAAAAAATAAATGAGATACGTGAGTATCTAATAGACAAATATAAACTAAACATATGAAAAACCAATTCTTTTATACACGTAAAGAAGCTATACAGGACACAGATCCTGTAGAGTACAAAGAGTACGAAGACAGTATTAACCTTAATAAAGTAATCCGTAGCGTTCAGATGAATGATGACACAGTAGTTGTGTTGTTAGATGACATGCATGAACGCATTACAGAGGTGCCTAACATTAACCATAAGAACAATAAGGTTATTGGCACTAAAAAGAAAGTAGAAGTTTACCAGACAGAAGCTTACTTATATGGAGAAGATATTGAAAGATTTAAAAAACTAACAAACATAGAATAAAATGGCAAAGTCGTACAAAAAACTTTTAGGAAATAGAATATATGTAGAGATTCCTAAGAAAGATGAGAGTAAAATTATAGTTGACGAGAACACTAAAGAAGAGTTACAACGTCAGATGCTAAAAAAGATGTCTAAACTTAAAGTTTATGATGTTGGAGATATAGTAAAGATTGTAAAAGCTGGTGATACAGTATTAGTAGATCCAGGAAAGTTAAAAGATGCAATGGTTATTCCTTTATCTGATGAGAAAGATGTACTACTTGTTTCTCCTTTTGATATAATCCATGTCTGGTAAAGAGTATATAATACCATCATTAGGAGGTAGACTAGGTAATCAAATGTTTATGATTGCTCATGCTTATGCACAATCTCGTAAGCAAAACAGAGAGCTTAAAATTAGTAGACACAGCTTACAGTACCAAGATAACAAGTATGATGAAAATATTTTCAGAAAGTTTCAGTTTATACCAAACTTTGAAGCTAGAGATGAGACAGCTATAGTATATAGCGGATACTTTCAAAGTGAAAAATATTTTGAAGAGTACAGTGATGAAATAGTAGAAAAATATTCACCTTCTTGTTCATTTATTTATACAGTAGAAGAAGCACTTCCTGTTATAGCTAATAAAGAAAAAACTGTTACAGTTGTAAACATTAGAAGAGGAGACTACCTTACATATCCTAATCATCATCCTACTGTTTCAGAAGATTATATTTATTCTGGTTTAAGTTTGATTCCTGATACTGATCATATACTTGTTGCCAGTGATGACTTAGAGTGGTGTAAAGAAAAACTAAAGTTTGACAAACCAGTTACCTACCTCCAAGGGTGGAAAACTCATGAACAATTATGGATAATGTCCATGTGTAATCATTTTGTAATATCTAACTCATCGTTTAGTTGGTGGGCAGCTTATCTTTCAAGACATCCTAAAAAAATAGTTGTTGCTCCAGAAACATGGTTTGGACCTGAAGGTCCTAGTAAGTGGAGTGATATGTATTGTAAAGGATGGACAATATTACCAACCTATTTTAATAATGGAATAATATTACCAAAATGATATCAGTTTTAACACTTACATATAAAAGACATCACTTATTAGAAGAAGCTATTGAGTCTTTTTTAAGACAAGAACTACCTCCACAATGTGAGATGGTTATAATAAATGATAATGCAGAAGTTGATTATAAATTAGATCAGCCTAATATAAGAATTATAAATCATAAAGAAAGATTTTCATCTATAGGAGCTAAGTTAGATTGGGGATATAAGCAATGTAAGTATAATTACATATATAGATTAGATGATGATGACCTACTTGCACCATGGGCGCTTGCAAACACTGCTCAAGACATATTAGAGAATCCTACATATGATATCTATAGAAGTGATGGTATGTGGCTCTTTGAAAACAATAAGTACGTGGGTAAAAGTAGTAACGTTAACAATGGTAATGTTTATACTAAAATATTCCTAGATGGAATAGAGTTCCCATTAACTAGTTTTGGTGAAGATGCTACAATCACACACTATAGTGGTGGTAGAATATATCAATCTAAACTACCCTACACTATGATATATAGATGGGGAATGAATACATGTCATGTATCTGGTCTGGGAGAAATGTCAAGTGAAGATATTAATGAAAAAGCTGATAAAATATTAAACTATACATCAAAAGGAATAGTTCAGCTAGAACCCAAGTTTTTAAATGACTACTATACAGACATAAAAAAAAGCCCCAATTAAGGGGCTTATATTATTTACATCCACTTTTACATTTCTTTACAGACTTACCTTTTTTAGCATATCCCATTTTGTTACGAACAGCTGTAGGTAACGCCTTAAGACCTTTTTGACTTTTCTTAGGTGTCTTTAATCCAGATTTAGCTTTCATTTTAGATTTAGGAGGAACCATAGAGGCAGCTTTGCCACCATATCCAGCTTTCTTAACTACTTTTTTTCCAGATTTAGCCTTCATAGTTTTACCATATCCAGCTTTTTTTACTACTTTTGTTCCAGACATAGCTTTTTTCTTTTTAGCTCCGCCTGCCTTATACTTACGCATCATAATTAATATAGTTTGAGGTTTAACATTTCCATCTTCTTCTAGCTTGCCTAATCCTAGAATTAGGATTATTTTTAGTCTTAGCAGAGCTACGTTTTAACTGTCCCAAACTCCTAGCGCAATAAGACTTACGTCTCTTTGCAGCTTTAGATCCCTTTTTTACCTTACCTGTTACAGCAGTCTTTAACTTACTGCCAGGGTTTGCTTTTCTATAGGCTTTTACACCTTTCTTAGTCATACCAGCACCCTTTTTAGTAGATCTGTAATTAGCAGATTTACCTTTTGTGGTTTTCCTGATAGCTTTTTCTTTTCTCTTGGCCATGGTTACTTCTTCTTTTTAGTAGACTTCTTACGCTTTCTAAGCGCACTAGTTCTCCTACCCATGCCCACTTTTTTCTTTTCAGCTACAACAGCAGATTTACGTTTACCAACACCTTTCCAGGTTACTGGTGTCTTCTTACTAACTTTTTTACTAGGACGACATTTCTTAACGCCTTTATTCTTGGAAGATCCACAAGGATTACCCTTTTCATCTTTCCATTTCTCTTTAAACCAACGTTTAAGAGCAGCGCCTTTCTTTGTCTTTCTAACTGCCATAGTGTTATTTCATATCACACCACCCTACACAGATTGTCTTGAAGGTGCAATAGTATATTAGTTTACATATCACATTTTTCATTTCTTTCCACCTCTACGTTTTCTACATTTAGCAATTGCTCCACTGGCATAAGCAGAGGGAAACACCTTATACTGTGCTTTTACCTTATGGTAACAAGCATCGTGATTAGGTTTAGAAGACTTACCCTTTTTAGCTTTGGGTACTGCTTTCTTCTTTGCTACTGTTTTACGTTTAGTAACTTTTTTTCTCCCTCCTGCCTTAGATTTTTTAACTGCCATGTGTTTGTGTTTTAATCTTGAACTACTTCCAAAGGTTGTGGTTCTACAACAGGTTGTTCTGGTGCTTCCTTAATATTTTCACTTTCAACACCTTTTTCCATCATGCTTTCAATAACATTGTTTGCCTGCACCATTAACTGATACTTAGCTGCTTCTTCAGATGCTAGAAATGTTCTGATAGTGTTTAAGATTAGACCAAATTCTTGCCCTGATAGTTCAAATTTAGATTCAGGACCCCATGTGTAACGTTTGTTTGGATCGTACTTTGCCATAATTTTTAATTTATTGGTTTATAATAATTCTAACAAATATACAAAACATTTGTTATCTTTCCAAGTCTATCTTAAATACGATAGTACCTGTAGTCTTTATACTTTTTGATATATCTAACTTTATTCTAAACATATTATGGAGTCTAAGAATCTCTTCTAGTAGCATGTTGTTGTATTTAGGCAAACTAGGTGCCAATCTAAAAATGTAGGCGTTATTTGTATAAGTAATCTGTAAACTAGAGTACTCATCAACAGAGCCTATGACACCTTCAAGATGTGCAAAGTATGCTTTTTCATTTTCCAACAAGACTTCAGGAAAGAACTTCTTGTTTATATCCATTAATATTTAATTTAAAAAAAGCCAGGGGTTTTATCCCCTAGCTATTAGTTATATTATGCACACAGTGTAGCTGCTAGAACTACTCCAGTAGCACTCACTTGTACATTCCAGTCTTCACCATCAGTACTTGCAACTCTATGGTAAGATCCATCTCCAACGAAAGGAGTACTTCCTGCAGAATCAAGATAGATTATATCGTTCACTGCAATTACAGGATCACCTGCTAGTTGTAAATACACGGTAGTGTCTAGTGTTTCAGAACATGCGTCAGCTACATCAGAAGTTGAAGAGATCTGACCTCCTGGTAGGGGTGCTTGTGTGGTTGTTGTAGTTGTAGAGTTGCAACATTCATATGCTACGATCTCTTGCCAATTTCCAACCTTAGGTTTATTCCTGCGTAATACAAGAGAACCTGCTACTACACGCCCAGATCCATCGAATCTCACGTATGCCTTTAACGGTCTTTTGTTAATGCTTCCCATTTTTAATTTGTTTTAAGGGTTAGTAATTAAGGTTATATTAAAATTCAGATACTAATTTCTCAAAAGTCTTTGATTTCTTAGTATTTATTATTTCTTCTATGTAGATTTTTGTTATAGACTTATCATCTACATAGTCATAATTATAATTAAAAGGGTTGTTATTTATAAAATGCCCTTTGTAAAACTTATCTTTATGGTCTGGTACAACACCAGCCATGTGTAAGATTTTGTGGGTTTCCCACATCTCTATAGGATCTGTGGCCCATCTAAAGTCTAGTTCTTTTACAATCTCAGTCTCAATGTTTCGTTTCCATAATAACCATAGAACACACCACATCTCTGATGTCCAAGCTTGTATTGGAGGCTTATAATCATTATATGTTTTATGCTTTCTCATAACATCATATAACCTAGGTGATTGTGTCTCAACTTCTTTGAAGTAGTCTAGTAATATGTTATGAGGAATTCCTTTATAGTATAACTGAGCGCCTCCAGATTTATCATTCTTTTCAACAACTGTATCAAATGAAACACCAATATAGTTACACATGTCTTTTATGATGTCATCACCTTTTGTTTTAAGGTATTGATATCCTAGATAACCTTTGGTGTCACTGCAGTAAACGACATTATCTTCTTTAAACAAACTGTAGTCAATAGGTTCTCTAAATATCACATCTGAATCTATTAGAAATAGATCTTGTTCATTAGTATCATGTTGCAAATATTTAACAACTCCATGTATTTTTAGTGTAGGTATGTAATGCTTTTGCTGTCTAGTGTCTTCAAAGATGAAAACGTTCTCAGGAAATGCTTCTTTAAACTTATTTAAAAACTCTGAAGCTTGTTTCCCAGCTTTGTATAAAAATACCGCACGATGGTCTTTTAATAATCCCATCTTTTCTAGATTGTGGAACTGTACTAAGTTTTGCCAGTGAAAATATGGTTCATCTGGTTGTGAACATATGCTGATCATAATATGTAGTTATTGGTTTTTTTAATTTTTCTTACGGAGTGGTAGTAGTAGTTGTGGTAGTAGGGTTGTTTTTACCTGTCACTTGAATCAGTCTTTCTAACTGTTTCGAGATCTGCCACAACAAGTTTTCTGTTGCACTCCAGCCGATTTGTTTGTTTGGTATAGGCATGATATATGTTTTTTGTAATACAAAAATATGAATATTCCTAGACTTATCTTAGTATCTTTATAAATTAAAATAATTAAATATGTTAAAGACTTCTAACTGATTTAATTAGAAGTCTAAGGTTAATGTCACTATAAAAAGATACAACTTAATAGTTGTATAATTAAACTTTTCATTTGGGTTAATTATCTCCCAACCTAGGGCAAGTCTTTGGTGTGGCCAGTGAAATGCTATTTCTAGTTCCCAATCATCCATATCGTAATCTCTCATTAGTTTAAAATATTTTATACTCAACTATAAAACCGTAACCTCCAGGGTTGTTAGGTTGTGCAAAAACTCTAGCACCAACTGTAAACTTTCCAAGTTCTACTTCTGTTTGAATATACAAAGTAGGTTCCATCAAGGATGCCTGAAAGGTTTGGACACCTACAAAACCATTGAATCTTATAGGTTTCTTTGTGTTAATAATAGAATTTTGAACATTGATATACTTATCTTGAGTAGATATTATAGAGTCTTTTGTTACAAGTCTAGATTCTAACAATAACTCTCTGTTCGAGAGTAACTCTACTCTTTGCTCTAGTTTAGTGTATAATAGCTTCAGCGTATCATACTTCACTAAATCTTTAATAACCTGTCTAGCTTTATCTTCAGTTAGAGTTACTACTGGAGTATCTTTCTGTGAAAAACTGTTGAAGCTCACTAGCAGGAATACTATCAACCATTTTAACTTGTACATATTCCTTCTGTTTGATGATTTTAATTTTCTCTACTATCTCTTTATCTATAGAGGATAAGCTGTCTATCTTTTTTATAAGATTTCTATCTTTGATTTTATATAGTTCTAGTTCTTTTTTTAGTTCTACTAATTGAGTTTTGTATATAGCAACTGTTTTATCACTTTCCATTTGCATAAATAGTAACACTGCTATTATAATTAACGAAAACCATTGGTCTTTTAAAAAATTAATTATCCTCATAAAATTCTATTATGTCTTTATACTCTTTAGCTACTGAGAAACTAGG